AACCAAGCGATTCAGGTAATGCAATCTATTGTGAATGGGTTGGTATGGGTTTGCTGCTACCAAGAGAATAAAGACTATTCACAGAAAATAAATTATTTAGATTATTTACTAGGAGAAAATGCGGACAATGTTCGTAAAAATAACCCTGAATTATACAATAAGGCAAGCAGTTGGATAGATAGGCATTTTATATTCTTGAAGTTAGAGGATATAAGCACAGCTTTAGATGTTACAAAGCATCTAATTTCTACAGGTATTGATGTTCACGCTTTAGTTTTAGACCCTATAAACTCTTTTGTAAGTGGTTTTCAAACAACGGGAAACGGATATACAGACGGCGTTGAAGCAGCAAGGAAAGTACAAAGATTTTGCGAGGACTATTGCTCTGTTTACGTTTCACAACACCCGACAATGAGAGCGCAAAGAGAAGACAACCCTGTAACCTCTTACGATGCAGAAGGCGGTTACTACAATAACAAGGCAGACAACACTTGGGTTATTAATAGGGAAAAAGGGACTTCTTTAAACTATATCGGAATGGAAAATGTAAGAAATAAACACACAGGAGGTTCTAGAACAGATCCAGACAACCCATTGATTATAGAATGGAAAATGGCTGTAATTGATATAATAAAAGGCAATGATACACACCCGAATGTTATACAGTACCTAATAAGAAAACATAACCCATTAAACTACGACCACGAGTACTTAGAAGAAACAAAAGAGATAATTACAAAAACACCAGAAGAAGCATTTGATGCACCATTTTAAAAAATAGATATATGAGCGAAAGATTTAACAGATTAGCAGAAGAAGCAAGGGAGCGAAGACAAACAATAGTTGAACAGAACGGAAATTCTGGAATCCATCACAAACTAGATGGAGAACTAGAAACCAAAACAAATAAATATAAAGTTAATTGCAAAGGCGAAGAAATAGATGTGTACGATGTTTTAGTGGCTTTTAAGGTAACAAATCCAGCAGTTCAGCACGCAGTAAAGAAATTATTAAAAGCAGGTAATAGGGGTTATAAAAATAAGTTCCAAGATTATACAGAAGCAATAGAAAGTATTAACCGAGGTATAGAACTAATAAAAGAATAAATGCAAGACAACACGAAACAATTACAAAGGAGTTTTATACTGATAGATTTATTAATACAGGAAATTGACACAGTTACAGAGAAGCCAATGCCTAAAACAATAGTATTAAGAGAACGATTAGGAGCAGCGCAAGATGTACTAATAGAAATGTTTGATGATGTGTATGCAAAAAGCAATATACAAAGAACATCTTTCTTTCAAACGGTGCAGAAGAAATTTAACTACAATTTAGAAAGAGAAGAAAAAAAATTATTTAAAAAATAAAGAGATATGGAACAAACAAAGATTTATAACAAGCGATTAAATATAGAAGAAAAAAGATACAAAGCAAAGAAGATAATTAATTTGTTAAATGAACATTACAATGTTGATTGTTCAACTTTAAAAAGAAACCATTCTTTACTAATTCCTAGACAAATTGCGATTTATTTTATTGATAAATTTATTCCTATGGTAGATAGGGAAATAGCATTGCTTTTTATAAGAGAGAATGGTAAGCCTTTGGATCACGCAACAATAATTCATTCTAAAAATAAGATTGCTGATTTACTACCATTTGACAAAGAGATTAGAAACACGGTAAATGATTTAGAGCAATCAGTAAATGATATTGCAAAACTTACAGGCTTAGAACTAATTAAATTTAAGATAAAAGAAGAAATATTATTTAAAATAAAAGATTTTGATGTTAATTCTTTGAATGAGTTAAGTGTTAATATCGCTGTGTTATAGACTGATAAAAACAAATAAAAACAAGTGTGTAGACTGGTAAGGTTCTACAACGTGTTGTGTATGCCACGTTGCTCTCACAGAATTAATTTAATAATAAATAACTTTAGAAATTATGCATACAGAAAATAAAGAAACCAAGAAGCAATGTGATATACACGTTGTTATAAACCGTTTAAAGGAGCTACTTGAAATAAACGCTGGTAGATTAGCCGAGCCATTACTGAAAGAAGGTAAGCAACCCAAAAAGGATAAAGATTGTTACAAAGCTTTTTTAATGTTAGCACATTTGGCTGAAATAGAAGATTACGTGAATGGCTTATAACACCGTATAAACGCAATAAAACGCTTACTATAATTAAAGTTTCTTAAAGTTTTTAACAAAACGATACTTTACAATATAAATAAACTACTTTTATATCGTAAAGTATTTTTTTATGTTCATATACAGGATAAAAAGAAACGGAGTGCACCATGATTACTCCATTGAGTACAATAGTAAAGCTGATGCCTTAAAATGGTATAAAGAACAAGGTAAAGAACTTGCGAAGTTAAGTAACAGAAATTTAATATTATTTAATAATAGTTTAAGATATAGAAATGGCGCATCCGACTAGAATATTCCATAAACCAGAAGAAATAGAAAAGGCTTTCAACGATTACAAAGAGAACCTAAAAGAAGAGGGTAAACAATGGTTAAAAATTCAGTATGTAGGGAAGGATGGAGAGCGTAAAGCTGATGCTCAAAAAGTACCTTTAACAATGGAAGGTTTCGAGCGTTTTTGCTATGATAGGTATGGGGTTGTGGAGCAATATTTTAAAAATAAAGATGGTTATTATGATTTGTTCGTACCTATCTGTTCGCGTGTAAAAAAAGAAATAAGAGAAAATCAGATTACAGGCGGTCTTTTAGGTTTCTATAATCCAAGCATAACACAGCGTTTAAATAGCTTGGTAGATAAAACAGCAACAGAGGTAAGTGGTGGTTTAAATATTCCAGACGTTCCAGATATAAGTGAAAGATAATAAATACCTATACACAAGAGCATATCATAAGATTTTAGACCTTATAAAATCGAACCCTAACGAGAACGTTTTTGTTATTCGTGGTGGTCAAGGTGCTTCTAAAACAGTTAGTATAATACAATTACTTATTCAATCTTTATGCGCAGGAACTAAAGAAGCTGCAATACTATCATCTGAACTTTCTAAGATGAAAAGAACGGTTATAAGAGATTATAAAAAGATATGTAAAGATTGGGGTGTTTTAGATAATGAACACGATTTCAATAAGTCAGAAAGCAAACACGAATACTTTAACGGCTCTTATTTAGATTTCTTAGGTGCTGATGTAAACGATGTAGGTAAGGGGTTTAGGCGTGATATATTGTATATCAATGAAGCCGATAAAATGGATATAGATACTGCGGTGCAGTTTATATCCAGAGCAGCTTTAACTATTATAGACTACAATCCAGATGCACTCTTTTGGGGTGATGATTACATAAATGAAAACAACTTCATAACATTAACTTTTGAAGATAACGAATACTTAGCTTTATCAGAGGTTAAAAGTATCTTAGATTATAAAGAAAAAGGCTTTTTTGATACGCTTTTACCAACTGAAAGTATCTTTTCCGATGGTAATATTAAGAATAAATATTGGTCTAACAAATGGCGTGTTTATGGCTGTGGATTAGTAGGGAGTTTATCTGGTGTTGTTTTTAATAATTGGAATATAATTAATGGCGTTCCAGATGGTGCAAGATTGATCGGTATAGGTTTAGATTTTGGCTATACTAATGATCCTACTGCTGCAATAGAAGTATATCAGTACAATGATAAAAGAATACTAAATGAAATCGTTTATAGAACAGGAATGTTAAACCACGATATAGCTAAAGTATTGCCTAAAGATACGTTTGTTTATGCTGATAGTGCAGAGCCTAAGTCTATTGAAGAGATAAGAAGAACAGGTGTAAATATAATGCCCGTAAAAAAAGGTGCTGATAGCATCGTTTTTGGAATCCAGACAATGCAAACACAAGAGTATTTGATAACTTCTAAATCTAAGAACGTGATAAACGAGTTTCAAAAATACATTTGGCAGAAGGATAGAAGAGGGGACACGCAGAATAAACCTATTGACAAATACAATCACGCAATAGATGCGATAAGATATCACGAAATGATGGATATAGGAGTAAACAACAAAGTATTCTTTTTTTAAATCAACACTATAGTTATTATTGATTAAATTTGAATACTAATAAATTTTGATTATAGAATGGGATTATTTACAGATATATTTAAACGAAATAATACGAATAACACAGCCAATAAATTTAATCAATCCTTTTTTAAGTGGATGGGTGGAAATGGTAGTTCTTACGATACAAATGCGGTTTCCTACATAGAAAAAGGGTATAACGTTAACCCAATAGTTTACAGTGTTATTGCCCAGATGGCAACTAAAACTTCATCTGTACCGTTCACGATTAAAAAGATAGAATCTAAGCAGCAGAAAACTAAATCTGATCGATTAATTAAAGCCACAGGTTACGATTTAACGCCACAGCAACAGGTTAAACGAATATTATTAGAAACTAAAGCGTATTCCGAAGATGAATTAGAAATGCCAATAAATAAGCCTAATCCTTTGCAAACGTGGAGCGAATGGTTAGAACTGTATAAAACATTAATTAGGCTAACGGGAAACGTTTACATCTATAAATTAAGTGTAACAGAGGGCGCAAATGAGGGTAAAATATTAGGACTTTATTTATTGCCATCGCATTTAATGAATATTGTGCTAAAACAGAACGCTGATCTAATGAGTTTAGAAAGTCCTGTAAGTGGATATAAACTAATCAGCGGCGAAACAGGAATTACATTTACAGAAGCAGAAGTAACACATATCAAATACGCCAATCCTAACTACGATCAAGATGGTTCACATTTATACGGTTTAAGTCCATTAAGAGCGATTTTAAAGAACATTGAAAGTTCAAACACCGCTTTAGACCTGAACATTAAAACAATGAATAACGGTGGCGCATTTGGGTTTGTACACTCAAAAGGACAGACACCGCTAACATCTGACCAAGCGAAAGGAATAAAGGAACGTATTAAAGAATCCTTTGCAGATAAAGATAAATTATCTCAAATTATGGGAGTATCTGCTGAAATTGGTTTCACTCGAATAGGTATGACAACGGACGAATTAAAACTGTTTGAATATCTAAACTTTGACCAGAAGCAAATTTGTAACGCTTTAGGTTGGTCTGATAAACTATTAAACAATGATGCAGGGGCAAAATACGACAACGTAAGCCAATTTAGAAAGCAAGTTGTAGTAGATAATATAATCCCAGATTTAAACCTATTAATGGAAGCATTTGATACAGATATACTGCCACATTTTAAAGGGTATGAAGATACGTGTTTAAAGTTTGAGTTTTCAGAATTGCCAGAAATGCAACAAGATTTAAACGAAATGATTGGGTGGATAAAACCATCTATTGAAATTGGTTTAATTAACAGAAACGAAGGACGTAGTTTTATGAAGTTACCAATATCAGATAACGAGCAGATGAACGAAATTACTGTTAATACTGATATACTAACCTTAGAACAAGCCTTAGACGATTTTCCTAGTGTAGAGGGTAATCAAAACTTATGATAAAACAGTACAGAAAGCAATGGTTAAAATGGCACGGTTCTTATGAGAGAAAAGTAAGGGTCATTTACCAGCGTACTTTTAAAGAGATTGCCAACGATATACCATTTGAGAAAATGAGTGTAAACACTTACAAGGCATATCTTGAAACCCACATATCAAAAGAAAAAATATTACAATCTTATATTAAAGTCTACACCGAAGTTGGAGAAACTCACGGTAAAAGAGTAGGACGGCAGATAAATAGGCAGATCAATAAAAAGAACTTTTCAGTAGATGGATTTTTAAACGAATTTCAAAAGACTTTAACAGCGTGGTTAGTTAAAAACGGTGGCGAAAGAATTGTAAGCGTTCGTAGAAGTTATGCGGATTTTCTAACTGAAATTGTAACAAAAGGAATAGAAGAAAATAAATCAATGGCTGTTATCGCTTCTGATATGAAGAAGCGTATTAAGAGCAGGAACTTTTACAGGTGGCAAGCGTTAAGAATAGCAAGAACAGAAACAACAGCAGCATCTAATTACGCTGCTACCGTATCATCTTCTGTAAGTGGTGTTCTTATGGATAAAGTATGGATTAGTGCGTTAGATAACAGAACAAGGCGACCGCCAGACAGTCCGTATAATCATTACGCAATGAATCGGGTTAAAGTGCCTTTAAATAAACCTTTTAATGTAAGCGGTGAAAAATTAATGTTTGCAGGTGATCCAAAAGGTTCTGCTGGTAACGTTATAAATTGCAGATGTTCAATAGCGCAAGTGGTGCGAAGGGATAGCAACGGAAATATAATGCTAATAGATTAAACTATCGTATTTGTATCGTAAATGATATAAATATTATTTATTATATCGGCTTTCTTAATAGTTTAAGGCTATATTTGTGTCAATATGAGCAAACAAATGGATTTTAAACAAATAAGTTTTGACCTAAAGGACT